TATCGATATAGAAATTGCCGTTTACGCCCAGCCCGGATGCCGGCGCGCCGGTGCCATACAGCAGCGTGTTGCCATCCGCGCCGCGGAGGGACAGTCCTGAGCCCGGCCACGCTCCTGCCGCCTTCGGGCCGTACAAAACGCTGGTCGCCGTATCCAGCCAGAATTCGCCGTTATTGCCGTCGCTGCTCACCGGCGCCCGCGCCCCGGAATTGATCACCGTCGAATCGATGCTGCCGACCAGCTTGCTCCACTTACTTTGCGCCGGCTGCCATATGATCCAGTCGCCATCGTTAAAAACCGAAACACCGTCGATCGTTGTGGTGTCGCTCGATTGCGTAACGACATAATAGCTGATCACATTGGCGGTGTTCGGCGGCGCCTGGCCGGAGACGATCAGCGGGAAATTCGCATTGGCATCCCAGGACCCCAGATACGCCCAGCTGCCGGAACCTGGCGCGCTTATCGAAACCTTCGTCGCGATCAACGCCGCAAGCAGGTTCGCCGGCAGACCCTTGGCGATGAACGTGCCATCGCTCTGCGGCTCCGCGATATAGATGATATCCGCGTTATTGGCAGCCGTCGCCTGCGGCAGATCGGACGGCAGAGTGACTGTCCCGCTCATAACAACTCCAATCCTGTCGAAATGTTAGTTCGTCGCCGGCGTTGCGGCTGGCAGCACGTAGATTTGCACGTCCGCCTGCAGCACTTGACTGCTCGGCATCGTCGCGATCGCGCTCACAAGGTAATTCGTATCCGGCAAACCATCGGAAAGTGTGAAGGTCACAACCAGGCCCGCAAAAGCGATACCGCCCGCCGTCACGCCGCCGAGCGCATCAGGCTGCACCTGCACGGATACAGCGCCGATCGAAACGTCGGCGCTGCTCTGCGCCAGCAAGGAAAAATCGACGCCATAGACCAGAACTTCGTTGGCGGCCTTATCCGGGAAAACCAGCGGCACCGTCGCTGGCAAGCGCCCGCGCGGCGCCTGCCCCACGGCAAGGCCCGGGGTCACAATCCGCGAAATGGCGCCGCTCATCTAACCAGCCAAACCGCAACAAAAACCCCAGGCGCACCCAGGAGGATCGCCAGCACAACCAGGCCGACAAACGCTCGAAAATAATTTTCGTCATTCATCGGCTTGCCGCCCAACTGGTCCGCGCAATGGTCCCGCTGCACCAGCCAGGAAAGCACCTTGCAGAACACGCATGCCGCCCAAACCTTGCGCAGCGCTGCCTGCGCCATCCGCAGCGAAATCGTCTGCCCGGCCACGCCGCCCAGTATCGCGTTCAACTGCATGTCGAACGCGATTCCGACCTGCGTCAAATACCAGATCACGGAATGGTGGCCGTCGCCGCCGGCAGCGTCCCGGCATTCGTCACTGCCACGAGCTGGCACTGCAGAACAAAATCGCCGATCGCCGTCTCAAATGCCAGGAAATCGCTCACGGATTCGAAAATGTGCGGCGTTCCGGATTTATCCGCCCAGGGCAATGAGGTCAGTCCACCTGGAAACGCATTGCCACCGGCACGCTGAATGAGATTATACATATTGCCGATATTCTGCTGCGCCGCCGCATCGCAGCCGTAAGTGCCGTTCAACGCCGGCGTTGCCGTGCTGGTAATCGTCAACCCCGCCGCGATCATCGCCACCGCCTGCTGCGCCAATGTCGGCGGCGGCGGCGCCGGCGGCGTATAGGCCATCAGCGCGCCGGCCGCCACGGCCCATTGCCCGGTCGTCCGCGCCGCCCATTGCGCATCTGAAATCGTCAAAAGATTCTGCTCCGGCGGCAGGTTCGCATAGGTGTACCGATCGGTATCGTACCAACCCAGAACCGGCGCTTCGCCAGAAACCGTGCTGTCATACTGTGCTAACTTTGGCATCGCGTCACTTTCCTATGCAGAGATAATAGACGGCATTGCCGATCGCGGCGGGTGAGTTGGTGGTGATGAATATCTGCGAATTTCCATAAGGCTCGCTCGCCACCGTCCCCGCGGAAGGCGGCCCGGAACCACCCCAGCCGCAAATCGACCACAGATGCGCATTCGGAAACGCCAGAGGAATCGTCACGGCCGTTCCATACACCCCGCCGCTGGAAGTCACCCCGACATAGCTCCATTGCGCGATAAAGCCGCCCGGCAATTCAATGTCCCCGGACACGCCCAGCGTCGACAGAAACTGACCAAGATTGACCGCCGCCTGCGAAGATGTCGCAGGCGCGACATAATGCTGCTGATAAGCGGAGTTCGCATGATTGACCGAGGCCGTATAATCATCGCTCTGCAGGAAAATCGGCGATCCCGCGGCAGCCGAAACAATACTGTCGGTAATCAGGCTGGCGGCCGCAAAACTCTGCGTCGCACTGCCGTTGATCGCCGCAAAAAGCGCTCGCATTGCCGCCAGAATTTGATTGCTCACATACCGGCTCGGCGTAATGCCCGCGGCCGTGATAATCGCCAGCAGCTCCTCGATCAGCGTGTTGTAATGATACGCCGGAAAAAGAGTCGGCAAAACCGGTGGCACCGCCAGCGGATTCCCGTTCGTCGCATATTGCGGCGTCCCGGATGCCGGAATCGCATCGGCCCCACTCAGCGGAACCGAGTTGGGTGAAATAATTAAATCCATAGAATGCCTTTAAGGATAGCTGAAGATCAAAAGCGCCTGCGCCGGCGCAATGCGCTGCAGTTCGCATTCCAGTACCGCGCTATAGGCGGCCGCATGCACTTCCCACACGTAAATCCAGCCTTGCCCGTACATCGGCAGCCCGAACGGCATCCCGAACGTGAAGGGCTTGAACAGCGTAATCGTAATCGTAAAGCCCAGGTTCTCGGCGTAGGTGGTAAAATACGCCGTATCCTGGCCGCCCTGCCCGGCAATCCGCGCCACCAGCTGCGCGCGCCGTTGCGTCACCGTCGGCGCCACGCCCAGGCAGCTATCCGGCAACCCAAAACTGCTTTCCCAATCCGGCAGTAATTCGTTCGTCTGTCGCGGATCCGCTTCTATCTCGGTGAGGGTCCCTACCTGCGCATGCACTTCCACCATCCGCCCGCTCAGCGCGGAAAGCAGCGTGGTCAACAACGCCTGCGTATCGCGCGTCAGCGCATCGCCGGGCGGCAGCAGGTTTTGCTCCGCGCTCAGAAAATCCGCGGCGCCCAGCCCGGCGATCGCGCTCATGAATAGCTCACCGCGCCCAGCTCCAGCAGCACGCCAAACCCGGCCGCCTGGTCCGCCGTCGGGCTCGTCAGGTCGAACGTCGCCACGCCCGCCGCATTGGCGATCGCTTGAGAGATTTGCTCCAGCTTCAAAAACCCGCCGGTTTTAAACGCCTCCGCCAAACTGTCCCACGCCGTGCCGCCCGGCGTGGTAGTGGCGAACAACGCCGCCAGCCCGGCGGAGATATTCGCCTGCACCGTCGACAGGATGAACCCGTTGGAAATCACCAGGTTCGAAATGCCGATTGCCAGCGTGGATCCGGTCGGCGCAAACACCGTCACCACCGCCGTCACCGGGGCCGGCGGCGCCCCCTGCGTTGACTGAATGGCGTTCTGCACAGTCGTCACATCCGCCGAAAGCGGGATCACGTTGCTGCGGCCGTCCATGGCAAACGTCACGCCCACCGTCCCCAGGCCGTAAAGCAGCGGGTAGACCCACACCCGCGTCACGCCGGTAACCCGCTGCGCCCAGCTCACATAGTCATACGCCGCGCCGCCCTGCGGCGGGCTGGAGGTGCGCTGCAGCAGCCTCACCCGCGCCGCGGCATCGGTTTCCGCATCGGCCCCGCCAGAAAGCCCGCTGCCATCCACCACCGCCGTCCCCACCAAATCTGGATTGCCGACCAGCAGCGTCACCGGCGCGCCCGGCAGCAAGTTCCCGGCACTGCCGCCGACGGTCGCAATCACCGGCACGGAAACCGTGCCGCCTGAGCCGATCGTCTCCGCCGCGGTGGTGGTCAAAACCACGGCGGAATTGCTGGTCTGCACCTGCGTGCCGATCGGCACCGGCCGCCCCACCGTTCCGCTGAAAATCACATTCCCCGCCGCCGGCACAGGCGCCTCGCGCTGTAACCCGAAAATATTCAGCCAGCGGTCGAGATACTGCTCCGTCGCGCTGCCCGGCAGCAGGCAATTTACAATCGCCCAGGCGATGTAGTCATATTCCCCGCTCGCCAGCGCCGCCGCCTGATACGCCAGCACCAGCAGCAAACTGCGCCGCAGCGTCGCATCCGCGCCCGGCAGGCGGTTCAAATCCGCCATCGCCGAGTTGATCAAATCCTGAAATGCCGGGCGATTGAACGGCATCAGTTGAAATTCCACAGCACGTCATATTTCGGCGCGCCGCCCAGTTTGCCGAAATTCGGGCTGATATTGATCACGCCCTTCGCCGGATACGTGCAGGTCACGTCCAGCGTGCCGCACACGCCGTCCAACACCGTCCATTGCAGCGCTTCCACCGAATAGTTCTGAGACCGGTTCAATGTCGCCTGGTTCTGCTCGGCGTTTCTCAAAAGCCACAGCCTGGAGCCGTAAAAATCCGGCGCGTTATTGGGCAAAGGCGGCAGATACGCATTGCCCCACCAGCCACGCCGGTTGGTATAGCGCGGCGATGGCAACACGTCGCCGGGCTTCGCCGGCGCGTCCAGCAGCAAGGAGAGCAGCACCGCCGTCTTCAGCCCGTTATCCAGCAGCAAATCGGCGCCGTTCATTGCAATATCGTATTGCATCAGCGCCTGGTTATAAATAATCGCCAGGTCGCTCATGTCAGCCCGCTCACCGGCACCCCGGTATCCCCCGTACCGGTCTGCACGCCGCCATGCACATGCTGGTCATCGGTCAACCGGAAAAATGTCGTGCCGTCCGGGCTCCAATGCAGCAGCGGCGCCACCAGCCTTATTTCCGCCGGATCTACGATCTCCACGTAGTTCTTCCGCAGCATCACGCGCTTGCCGCCGGTTGCGATGCCGAATTCGCCCGGCTGCAGATCGGCCAGCGTATCGGCCGTATTATCGCCGCCCAGCATCACCTTATGCGCCGCCAGGCTGCCGACCTGCACGATCAAACCGTCCGCGCCGGCCACCGGCCGCGCCTGGTAGCCCGGCGGCAGCAGCAGCTCGATGCTGTTGAACACCTCGCCGTCATAGCGCTCCACCTGCAGCAGCACGCGCGGCCCCACCACGCTCGCCGCCACCTTCACCCGCGTCAGCATCAGGCGAACGGCGTTCGCCAAGCGGGTCAACATCAGGCGCCCCCGCCCCCCGTCCAATCGATCCCGCTGCCGCGCCGCCCCTTTCTGCCTTTCTTCTGCCGCAGCGCGCGCGGGTTCGGCTGCGCCGCCTGCACCGGCGTCAAGGTCAGCACCGTGGTGCGGCCGCTATCCCTGGAAAGCCGGTAGCGCACATCGAACGCCAGCAGATCGTCATCCGCGCCGATATACGGCGCCGTCAACGTCACCATCTGGTTGATCGCCCACAACGTCCCGTCATTCTGCCGCCAGCCCGGCACGGTCACTTCCGCGCGGCGCGATTTGCCGATGGCATAATTGCAATGCCATTGCGCCTGCACATTCAACGGCGCCTGGCCGGTGGCATTCTCCGCCATGAACACCTTCGGCCGGTACCGCGGCACGCTCGTGTCGGTCACGGTCGCAACCTGCCCGGTCTGCACCGCCGTCGCCCCCGGCGTCGTGCCCCCGGATGCGCCCAAACCCGCGCTTAACCCCGCCTGGCCCTTCACCACATATTCGCTGTACTGTTCCGCCCCGGAAATCGTTGCGCTGACTGAAAGGATATTCACGCCCTGCAGCAGCACGGTGTTGCTTTTCGTGCTCCCCGCCGTCGTCAACACCAGATTGCCGTTCGCATCATCCGTCGCGATCACGCCAGCCACGGTGCAAAGCCGGTCCAGAAACTCGAACGCGCTCTCGCAGGGCTCGATCGTCGCATCCGGGACCACCACATTCGCCAAATCCGTCTCTACCACCGCCTGCAGGCCGAAAATCCCGCACAGCGCCCGCGCTACGGCCGCCACGGTAAACCCGCTATACTGCCCGCCTTTCACATTCGGGCTGCAATCCACCAGATCCATGGTCTTGCTGCGCCCGGCGATGCGCACGCCGTGCCCGCCTTTCGTCAATTCCGGATTATAATCGTCCACATAGCCGGTCAGGACCACGTCATTGCCGATTTTCAGCACCAGCGGCGTGAACGGCAATATCGGCCGCGGCGAATCCGGCCAACCTTCCGTCACACTGATGTCGAAATTGCTCACGCACCGGTCCATCCCGCGCCCGAACTCGATGTCGGTCCAGCCGGCATAAATCTGCCCGCCGGCGATCATCGTCATGGTCTCGCTCATGCGGCTTGCAGCCAGTTCCCGGCCGGCGGCATGAACAGCGGATGCGGCGCGGCGTTCAGCGTCACCAGCGCGTCCGCCTGGGTCGAATCCTGGTACAGATACTGCGCCAGCACCAGCGCCGGGATCTGTCCGCCCACATCATAGGCCGCCAGGCTCGGCAAGTTCTGCGCCCGTTGCGTCAAATCGGCCATCGCCTGCGCGGAAATCGCCCGCCAGGCGCGGAACAGATCGAAATTCCCCGCATCGGCCGCCGCCGCGACCTGCACATCCAGCAAGGGCTGCAGCGCGGCCGCCGCGGCCTCGGCCTGAT